ACAAGTTTTCTCGGCCGCTGCCTGCTCAAAAGAAAGGGTCAAAAATCACGTTGCCATCAGTGAAGCTTCCTGAAGCCCACGATTATCAGTTTGTAGAAAACTTTGGGTTAAACCTGAGTGGGGTCGCATTTGCAGTTCCCCAAAAATGCCCTGAAAATGATGAGGCCGCTGCAGCCATCCGCCTTGGATTTGACCGTTCTTATGATTTTGACTTATTTGATGATTATTATAATTGGTGCAGCATGAAGTATCAGAATATGGAACCTTTCATATTTGATTTCCCCAGATTTGAGGAATTCAAAAGCCACAACTGGTCGCAGACTAGGTATGAATCAATAATGTCATGTACCATTCCACTAAGTGATGATTCTTTTAAAACAACCCTTTTGATGAAGACTGAGGCTTACATGGGCAAGGACGCAGAAAACTTCAAACCCAGAGCAATATTTTCCTTCAGTGAACCTTACTTGCGCACCTACGCCCCCTATTTCCATTACCTAGGAAAAGAAATAAAATCAAAGATGATGGATGTTCATGATGAGGTTACGTATGCAGCCGGCGAAAATCCCCATTCGCTGGGGCAGATTGCCGAAGAAATGGAAGAGTATCCATTCAAGTACGAGTTTGATGTTTCCAATTGGGATGGCAGCATGCATGATGGTTTCATGTCGCTGGAAAGGATGTTTTTCAATGTTTTGTGTCCTGACATGCCAGAAAAAGACCTAATGATGAAACACTGGGGCAAGACCAACTCCAGGTCACGATCTGGAGTCCAATACACTGGGTCAGGAAATAGAGATAGTGGGTGTTTGGGAACTGGGCCAATGAATTCCATCACAAATGGCAACATAGTTCAATATTACATCAGAGAATATTTGGGGCTGAAGGAGGCAAAGTTCAAGGTTTTAGTTAACGGTGATGATGGAGTGTTGGCCATTGATACAAGACTGGACCATTCAAATGTTGTGGAATATTACGGAAAACTTGGAATGACTGTTGAAGTCATTGAACATGAGTCTATGTCTGAGGTAGGATTCTGTTCTGGCTGGTTTTTGAAAGTCGGAGGCCGGTACACTTTTGCAGGCCTTCCATTCCGTCAGCTAGCTAAATTTGGGCTGAATTACCATAACAAACCTCCTTCACAACACAAAGGGTTGCTATATGGGGCCGCCAAGAGTTTGATGACTACATGTGGGGTTGTTCCAATTGCTGGAACATTCTTACGTGCAATTTGCAGAACAGCCGAGGCAGCCAAGATCAAACCCATTTACGACAGATCCCAACATTATCCTGGCAAGATATCCGGAGGATTAGTTCTGCAGCCAATGTCTGATACCTATGAACAGTTTTCAAGACGCTACGGAATTGACGTTGACACGATACTAATGTATGAGGCCATATTAGATGAATTGGTTGACGTGAACAAATTTCCAATGGTGTGTAATGATGAGTTATTGAATTCCCTAACTCTGGTGGACTTCCCCAATTACTCAAACCCAGCTGAACCCCAGGTCTTTGACGAGGTCAAACATGCTTTGTATGTGGCACCAGCGGAGGAAGAGATGTACAAGTTGGTCAGAGCCCGTGAGATAGGCATCATAGCCGCTGCAGAGGAGTTCGCCCAAATGGAAATTGACTCTGGTTCCCCTGGTTACGTGCGATTTTTACATACCCTGTTCACAACTGTTTCTTCATTTAATCTGAACATGGGGATCAATTTACATGCTGGATGGAATGCTATGGCTGTGGGGTCCAGTCTCCCCTTTTGTAGAAAGAAGGGGCAACGTAGAGCCAGGAGGGCTAATGCTGTCCAGGTTGATGTTAGGACCACCAATTCACGACGTGCCCCCGCTTCAAGACCGGGCAGAGGCAGGAGAAGAGGGCCCCGTTCCTCAAGACGGGGGAAGGTGCCTGATGCCTTTACAACAGCACGGGTTGACCCATTCAGTCCATTAGCAATTGGCAGTAAAGTTCCAGACAGTTTCTGTCTTCCTACTACATCAGTCATGTTTAGGGCAACAGCCGCGTTTCAAACTCCAATGTCCTCTTGGACTACTGGCATGACAGTAGCGTTCACACCTTGGCCAGCAAGATACCGTTATGACCCAGCCTCAGTTACCGCAGGCGGAACTGTTACCTGGGTGAATGGGGTGTCAACGTCAGCCACAGGCTACTCAACGTTTTCCACAAACGCAGAATCTTTTAGAGTAGTCGGATGGGGGTTGAGAATAATTCCATTGACGAATTATTCAAATTGTAATGGAGTTCTCACTATAGTCCATGTCCCTGGGGACATCAATGCTTCAGCCAATAGTAGTGACATGTACCCGACCTCTCGTTCAGGCATGCTACAGACCATGATGTGGAAGGAGTATCCCATCAATTCCACGTTTGGGGATCCAATAGTTATTACGGGAAGACCACTAGATGATACGTGTTATGAGTACCACGATACAGATTACCCAAAGAATCCCTCCCCTTACGCCCAGGACCATACTGGCTGGTGCAATATTGTGGTGATGGTTTCAGGAGTCCCTGCTTCCACAAGTATTATAGACATTGAATGGGTTTGTCATGTGGAGATGATGCCCAAACCCTCTATTGCATTCCTTGTTGACTCAAAACCAGAGGCACTTAGCTATTCAAAACTTGAAACTGTTGCCAATTTGTCTCCAAAAATTCCCTTGGCTGCCAAAGAGGAAGACTTGCTATTAGATATGCTTGAATTTGGCTTAGATTTCGTTTCCCCTGGTTCAGCAAAAGTAGCTAAGGCTGCATTGAAGACGGGAAAAGGATGGTATGACACATGGCGTGCTGGTGCCATGGCAGACGTTGAGGAAAACAAAGAGTGAGCATGCAGGCAGGTAACAGCCGAAAAATCCCCCCCGACCCAGTGG